GAGATCTCACCCCATATGAACTTCAAGTTTATTTTGCTTTTGAGAAAAATCAATCTCTCAAGAAAGTTAATAAGTTACTGAAGAAAGAACAGAAGAATCAAAAGAAAGAACAATACAAAAGATTTCACTCAAGGTGATTACTTCTTACGCTTTGCATCCAGTTCAGAAAAGTTCTTGACTTTTGTGCCGCCATCATAATTCCAAGCATAACCCTCAATGATCATTTGGTCATTGAGTGAAGTTGATTCACCATTGATAAACAAGTGTCCGATGATACGTCCATACTTCTCTGTGGAGTCTGGAAGTTCTGTTTTGATTAGAATGTCTTTAGCACCTTCGCAGCGATGCTTTAACCATTCTTTTGATTCAAGTCCATATTTCTTTTCATTCGCATCAGCGGTGCGGCTCTCAGGAGTATCCACACCAGCGAGGCGAATACGTTTAGTGAGACTAATGTCAAACCCCAAATCGATATCAGCGTCAATAGTATCCCCATCGACTACTTTATGAATTGAGCGTATACGATATATGTATGGGTCTTTATTGTCCATCAGAAAGGAAACTTAATACTCCCAGTATTTAGTTTTGGAATAGGTAGTTTCTCAAATACTTTATTAACTTGTCTTTCGACGACCATACCAACAAACTCCTCAGGATTATCAAGAATCTTCTGAGCTTTTTGATATGTCACATATGCACCATAACATAGTGCAGCACTCGTCGCAAAAGAAGCGACGGTTAAGATATTAAAAACTTTTTGCATAATTACTCCGTGTCTTCTAGTTTTCCTTTTTTGAGTAGTTTAGATAGTTCTGCTGTAGATCCTACAAAAAGAGCATTAGTGACGTTACTTGGACCTTTTTCCTTAGGATCCTCAATATCTCTAATTTTCTTTTGTAAGTCTAACAACTTATCAGTAGCATCGGCAACACTCTTAATCAACTGGCCAGTGACCTCGTAAGCCCGTGCCGACCCAGATTCTTGGGATATCTCCATTATGCCATCGATTGCTTCTTGACCCTTCTCTATCAACGAATAGAGTTGACCTCTAGTATATTCATAATCTCGTTTTAGGTCTGGTTTTTCTTCTTTAGAGACTGGAACATCGCGTTCAACATTGGCAACCTCACTGCATCCATCATCATTAATAATGTCAAGTGCTCTTTCGATATCTTTAAACGACATGATTCAGAATCCTCTCTATACATCTGCCTGTTGTGAGGGAGAATAAGTTTTAAAGTCTTCATAGAAAGATCTAAGTTCATTAAAACCAAAGTCATCTCCAGACACAATGAGTGCATCATCACCTGTAAGTGGTAAGGTTGCATCTCTAGAACCACTGATAAGATTTACAGAAGATCCAACATCGTGTTCAGTAATGGCAGTTCCATCAACTCCTCTAAAAACGGTGATGTTATTTCCGTTGATGGCACTGATTTGCATAGTTTCACTATTAATATCAATGTAATCGTCAACGCTAAGTCCTGTTGCACTGTTTACCGACATTAAGGTTTCTTCTACAGTAAATGCCTTATTAATAACTGTGATAGCATCGTTATTATAATCTTTACTGGCTCTTGGTGTAGCTGCATAACGTTGAACACGTTTTGCAGTAACTTTGTTTGTATCATCGAAGTAATCAACTTGTACTCTCTTGATGAGACCATCAGAACTGTCAGCAATTGCGCCAAACAGATATGTCTTTGCAGTAAATGTGAGAGTTGTAATTAAGGCACGTCGATTATCAAAGCTTCCCTCATAATCATCACTCATATTGATATTCTCAAGGATGATTGGTACATCTCTTTTTTCGCCAATTGAATCAACAAGATTAATTGAAAGATTCAATCCTGGTTGAAAATACGGCAGAATTTGTTCAATGATTTGCAACATATCATCATTTAATTTTGTTGCAATACTCAATGCAAAAGAAACATTATAAGGAACAGGCATATAAACTTTCTTGATATTACCAAGAGTTCCTGTATTACACGTTTTGAATGTTTGAGTTATGGAAGCTTTTCTTGTGGCATCGTACTGAATTCCAGTCATCTCAAAAGACATTCTTGGCAGTGTGATCGCCGCACGACTGTTGAGTTGTGGTTGTTGTTCAACTTTTGCTAGAAACTTTTGCATCGGGCCATAAGCCAGAGGCACTTTCATCTTGCTCTGAACTTTGCCGGCGTCGTCTTTGTGTCTAATCTCAATATTATTGAAAAGAGTACCAAATCCAATGACGGTTCTTCGCAGTATTTCGTGATAGAAATAAGTTCCTAACATAACATTTTTTACCTATTTAGAATGTACCAAAGGGATTTGATTCTGTAAAATCAAGAACACCACCATCTGCAGCATCTTCAATCGTAATATTTTCTGCATACGTATCATACTCATCATCGTAATTAATTGCAGACATTCTATATCTACCAGTTGTTCCGATCCCTGGATTTGTGAGTGTAGTGGCAGTACCAGTTATAATTTCTCCGTTGGCAAAATTACCAGACAGGTGGAACACTTTCAACTTCTTGGTATCAGCATCCCATTCCTTCACAATAGCCGTAGTGAGAGAACTTTCACCTCTGATAACTTCATTCACAACAAAGTTACCAGTTCCAATACCACCAGTGCCACTGATTGTAATAATTGGACTAGTATAACCAAAACCTGCATTACTCAATCGAATTGCAGAGATAGTGCCAGCAGCACTTACAACAGCAACCGCAGTTGCATTTTGAGTAGACAGTCCTACAGGTGAAGTGGAAATTGAGACTGTAGGAGGTTCAATATATCTTGAACCAGCGTTAGTGATTTGAGAGATATAAACAACTCCAGTTGTACCAATTCCAACTCTGGCACTTGCACCAGATCCATTACCGCCGATAAAGGTAATTGAAGGTGGTTGAGTGTATCCATAACCAGGATTTGTAATCAGAAGTTCCTTGATTGAAAGTGTTGTTGCACCTACGCCAGTAGTTGTAATCGCAACAGCCGTTGCGTTGGCCGCGGTAACACCTGCAGGAGAGGTTGAAATTGAAACGGATGGTGTTGAGGTATATCCATATCCATCATTAATTAAGAAGAGTCTATTTACAGCTCCTGTGTACACACCAGCGATTGCAGTGGCTGTGTCACCAGCACCAACAAGTGTGATGGTTGTCATATAACCCTTATCATCCATCACATCGTCAATGTCTTCAACTGATGTATCAATGATCTCATCCTCATATTCAAATAGTTCACATTTCAACTCATACATATACAACGTGCCAAGTTGGTAGAACGGAGTTTCGTGTTCTACAAACTTGATTTCAAATAATGTATCGTTGAGAGGAAAATAAATCAGATCTCCTTCCTTAGGTCTACTGATGAGTTTCTCATCACCAGGAGTTGCACTGTAGAAAGGTTTGATGAAATCTTCATAACGTTCCTTTGATATAATGAGTGTCAATTCGTCAGTTGTTCTAATACCAAATTTGGTCATTAGATCTCCAGACCCCTGGAAACCCTCATAGTTTTGAACGTATGCCTCTAGTAAAAAGTTATCATCAAACTTAGCTAAAACGTTTTCTTTAATAATCGTTTTAGTACCAATGTATTTTCTTGGCATATAATAAACTTCTACTCCGAACATCTTGAGATGTTCGTTGATTAAATCCTGTACCAGTCTTTGTTCTGAAGCAGAACCTTGAAGAAAGAAAGGATTGAGAGTCATTATCCGATCATATCCAGAGGTGGTAACTCATAATCAAATGTCATTCTCTGTTTTATCTCATCCAATTCTCTTAATGCATCCTCATAAATTTGACGACCATTAAGTTCCACACCACCAGGTAACTTAACTCCCTGGAACTTACTTAAGTTTTGACCCCATTGTTTCTTAATCAATGCTGTGAGGTATCGTTTTAAGAAACTATCATTGTAAATTCTATCATTCTCAGATGGATCCAAAACACGGAAACAATCAATTACAATATATTCATCCTTTTTAACTGATTTCCAATCCACATCAAGATATAGTCTATTTCCTCTTTTGTTGTATCTAATTTTCTTATCTGGACTAATTAAGAATTGAATAGTCTCCAAATATTCCTTAGTCATTGTATATGTCAACAGTTCAATCGAACTGAAGTTATACACATCATTCAGGAAAATCTGATAAGATATACTAAACATATTTTGGGTGATGGTATTATCATCAAATCTAAAAATACCATTAATCCCAATGATATGATCAGGAATTTCTATATAATTTCTTGCTTCAGTAAATTCTGTTTTTGTTGTAATAAAGTGAGTGGATCCGATTCCAGTTGTACCTGTAAATGTTACAGAAACACCATTACCAGCATCTGTGACGTTACTGGCTAATTTAATTTGATTTCTATCGTCTACGATTGCATATAAGAGAACACTGTCTGTTGAAATACCTAAGAAGGCAGTGGTTCCTACGCCGGCCAATGAAGTTGTCGCAATCCCAATTGAAGTACACCCAGCTCCAAAACTATAATACACGGGTGTTCCTGTAGCTAACCCGTGATTGGGAATAACAATATTACTATTTGAAATACTTAAAATACCAGAGGCTTGTGGATCAAATACATCCGATTTGATTCCACTTGAAGCTATAATATTACTCCTAGCGTCATCAATATCTGTCTGAGAAATTTTGTGTTTGAGATACATTCTCTCAACACCATCAAAATGTCTCTCTTGAAAATACTGAATGGCATCATCCACCAGATCATCGATTTGGTCATCATCGACGTTAATCTCTAAGACTGGTTCTCCAAGTTGTCTTAGGCAATAATCAATTAATTGCTGTCTGGTGCTAGGTTTAGCCATTAAGATACAACTAGCTTCCTACTATTTAGTGGTGGTTTTTCTACTGGTAGAAATACCACTATCGGCCAATTTTTCATATTCAAGTTTTAAAATTGCAAGTTCGTGTGAAACACGATCAAAATCCTGACGAAGTGTTACGTATTTTGCATCCGTCAGGATTATTTGTCTTTGCAGTTCTACTACTTTATTAAGTGCGAGTTCAATTACAACGTTCGCATCAAGATCAGAATGTGCCGCCATCGATAGTATCAGTCCAAGTTGGCGCACTTGCGGCGCCTAATGATGTAAGTATATAGGTCGAAGTGGAAATACCTGATCCTGGAGTTACAGTTGACTGAAGTTGACCACTGGAGTTAAAGTATGCAACACCATTGGTATTAGTACCAGAGGAGAGAATCAGAGAAGCCAGTGTGGAAACACCCGTGACTCTCAGAGTATTAAATGTAACCTCTCCAGCATCCAGACGACCGCCAGTTACGATTGTTCCTGCGGTAAGTGTGGTGAACGTACCTGCAGCAGTTACAGCAGCACCAACAACAGTCGCATCAATGTTACCACCATTAATATCAACAGTTGCAAGTGTCCCAGTACCAGTTACATTGAGAGTTGCAATAGTGGCAGCCGCTGAAACATTAACATCATCAAGTTCGGCTAAACCATCAACAAAAATATTTCTCCACTGTAACGATGCTGAGCCAAGGTCTCTTGCATTGTTTGTGGATGGCATCCACGACTGGTTTACAGTGAATCCACTGTTCGTGAGAGACCATAAAATCTCTTTGTTACCATCGGCGCCGCCGTGAACAAAGAATCCACCACCATCAGCAGTGGTATTACTTGCTGTTGAAGTGGAAGCAACACCAACTGTTTTATCCTGAACATCTAAACGTTCAACGTTAAGTACAGTTTCTGTTCCTTGAACAGTTAAATCACCAAGAACCAACAGATTATTGGTAACAGTCATCCCACCACCAACAATAATGTCAGTAGCAAGACCTACAGTAATTGTATTGTTTGAAAGTGTGGTCTTTGTTTGATTTAATGTAGGTGCAATAGTGAATGTTTCTGTACGCAGATCAATACCATCAGTTCCAGCCGCACCAGCACTAATTACCAGAGTTGATGAAACTTCTTGGAAAGAAACCGTGCCACTACCGTTTGTGGTGAGAACCTGATTGGCAAAACCATCTACAGTTGGTAAAGTGTACCCTGTACCACCACCAAGTTTTACTTGGCCAGTAAAGGTAGAAATGCCAGTTACCAGAAGTTTCTGGTTAAATGTGGCGTCAGTATTGAATCCTGTTCTAGAATTAACAGTTAAAGTGTCGGTGTGTGCATCGCCGATTGTGGTATTACCATTAAGTGTGGTAGTACCATTTACAGTAAGGTTGTTACTGAAAGTAGATGCGCCAGTATGTGTAGATACTCCACTAATTAAGACGTTATTAGCGAACGTAGAATCACCCGTAAACGTCGAAATACCTGTTACTAGAACTTTCTGATTAAAGGTTGCATCAGTATTGAATCCCGTTCTAGCGTTGACAGTTAATGTGTCAGTATGTGCATCACCAATTGTGGTGTTACCATTGAATGATGAATTACCATTGTGAGTGGAAACGCCAGTAATTAAAACATTATTAGAGAATGTAGAATCACCAGTAAATGTTGAAATACCTGTTACCAGAAGTTTCTGGTTAAAGGTGGCATCAGTGTTGAATCCTGTTCTAGAATTGACTGTTAAAGTATCTGTGTGTGCATCACCAATTGTAACGTTTCCGTTAGCAGTTAATGTGCCATTAAAGATAGAAGCTCCAGTATGAGTGGAGACACCTGAAATCAGAACATTATTTGAAAATGTAGAATCACCAGTGAATGTTGAAATACCAGATACAAGAAGTTTCTGGTTAAACGTTGCATCAGTATTAAATCCAGTTCTGGAGTTAATCGTTAAAATATCTGTATGACTATCACCAATCGTGACGTTGCCATTTAAATTAAATCCACCGGCAAACGTCGAGACGCCAGTGATATTTAAGTTTTGTGCAACAAGATCTGTGATGTCTGTTCTCGTTGCTGTCAAAATACCAGCAACTTTCCATCCATCAATTTGACCTGTGGTTCCAACAATGGCCACAGATGAGTTGGTGAGCACGCCGTGCTCGTGATCCATCAATTTGTAAGTATATTCTCCACCAAGTTCTACGGGGTTACCAGAGGCATTACCAACAAAAAGTCTTCCAGCCTTATTTGCTTGAGAACCAGGAGTGCCCGATTCAATCGTAACCGCGAGCTCTCCATACTCAAGTGAAGCAGGGGCTGTCGCACCAGTAGATCTAAAGATCCTAATCTTACTGGCCATTAGAACGATCCTCCGTTAACGTCTAAATTTTTTGTAGTACCAGGGGTCAAAGTAGTTGTTGATTCCCATTTTGAAGTAGTGCTGTTATAAACAATTACAGCACCATTGGATAAAGTTGAAGTATCAACATCACTAAGTCCTCCCAAAGTTCCACCAGAACCTGACGCCGATGTTAAAACTCTGGTAGCGTTTTGTTGACCAACTCTTACGACGTAATCTGGCATAATTACTCCTTAGTTGCTCCTTCTCTCACTAAAGCCGAACCTTCAACAACTCTTTCTTTCAATCCCGAACTATCGGTCAAAATAATGTCATAGATGTAACGTCCTGGTTTAATTCTTGCAGTTATGGTATCAGTCATTGATAATTTAATAGAACCATTTACTCTGTCAGGAAAAGTCAAAGTAAATTCATAATATTTGCTGCTTCCAGAATGTTTACGTAGTTGTGCCGTCCCCGTGTAACCAGACAAGTTCAATGCAGAGTTAGAAACACTGCTCTCAAGATTATAAGTCTGGTTAAAATCGGCACCTTGATCAATAACCAAGTTAACAACGTATACGGCCATTCTCTAGGTAGTGTTCGTCTAGATGTATTTATATTTAAAGTTTATCTAGCAATTTATGAAGTAGAGATTTAATCTCATCCACGTCAGATTCAAGTTTATCGATGCGTGATTTTTCTTTTAACTTTTGATTTCTCAACTCAATATAACTTTGGTATGCTGTTTTGTCATTATTAATAATCGCGCCACTTTCAAGATCTCTAATTAGATCCGCGTGACCTTCAACTTTTTTATAATCCATTATGCAAATGCAATCGCTCTAAAGTCTCTGATTCTTGGTACGTAAGCCTGATTAGTTCCTGTCATAATCACTTTAATCTCAAATCCAATAAATTCTGGCAAATCTTTTGCAGTGAATTGGTAATCTCTAAAGTCATCATTGTTTGTTGACGCAGGAACAAATCTATCTGGATGGCCATCATTTAATTTTGGATCGGTAACTTTATCTCCAAATCCATCACCAGTGGTATCAGTCAAGTTGTCATAACCTGGGAACAGATCATAAGTCGATTCTTGAGCAATAGTATCAACTCTGAATAATCTAAAGAGAACTCTAATATCACTTGAAGGATGTCTGTAAGCAGCAAATCTTACTTGTAGGAATGTGGCTGGATTTTCCAGATCAACTCTCTTTGTCACATAGATTGCAGCATTAGGATCTGCAAATCTTTCATTAACTCTCCTATCGTCTGGATAGTTTGTAATTCTCTGATCTAATCTGTTTGTTGTCGTAATAACTGCAAGTCTATCAATATCAATAACAGGTGAAACATTGATGTCTTGAGTTCCAAGGACAAGTTCCATTGTAAATGACTTACTACCTGGTAACGTGGTAAGTTGATTCTGTTCATTTACCTTAGAACAAATCATTCTAGGATCTGTAAAGTAATTCACACCATTCAGCGTTACATCTTCAAATCCTTTATCTTGGAATGAAGTTTCGCTACCATTTACACTTGTTGCAGATACTGTTCTGACACGACCAGAAAGAGTTGTATTCTTAGGAGTCAGAAGTTCTACATTTGGTGTTAAAGCTTCAAACTGAACGTTTTGTGTTGCCTTTGCATTGAATCCGCCAGAGATTTCTGTATCAGAGATCTTCAGTGCAGGCAAACTGGAAGTTCCATCTCTAACGGTTCCAACACCAGTTGCAGTGGTATCAATCTTGATATAGTAACTATCAAGAGTGATTTCATTAGATGTATTAACATTCGCAAATGAATGAGTCTTGTTAATTCTTCTCAGAGACACTCCAGCAGCTTCATATTTTTGTACAATATCACCAACTCTATGAGTTTCCGCAACCGTGCCATCAATACCTCTGGTAATACCAGTGAGTTTTTGTGGTGTTGTAGCTCCATTAGTACCAGTGTATTGTAAAATTTCGTTGTTGATCTTGATGTAACCTGGGTTGGTAGAAGATACGCCAATGTTCTCAAAACTTGCAAAAACACCGACTGATCCAACATCTAAGTCTACAGTTGCAGTATTTGCATATTGAGTAGAAACTGTAGTTGTTGTAGTGACGCCAACAACATCAGTAATGGTAACTCTGTTGTTTCTAGCGTGCATACCGTGGTTTCTATGGTTTACTTTGACGTGTAAACCATCTTTATAAGTTTCAGTATTACTGATCGATGATGGTTGTGAACCAGGAAGTGTTGACGCAACACCAACAGCATTGATTGTCATCAGTTCACTGTTTGTAGTGAACGTTCCTTGTACTCGATCAAGAATCAGAGTGTTTGTTGCAGAAACAATTCCAACATTAAATCTTGTTCCAGATCCAGTCTCTCCAAGAGTTGCACCAAGTACATCACCAACTGCATATCCCGTACCACCACTGGTTACGGTAACCACACCAACAGATCCATTAACAACTCTGATATTTGCAATCGCACCAGAACCATTTCCAGTAATACTTGTCAGTGCGATACCTGTATAAGTGAAGCTACTAGCTGAAGGTGTTAGTCCAGAGCCAACTCTATTGGTTGTGATTCCTCCCGCCTCTAGTCCAGTGGTGTTGATCTTGATTGCACCAAGAGACTTGACCAGATTACCTTCGGCTAAAGTGTTACCAACTTGAGTAAATCTGGATCCAATGTTGAAATCTCTGGTGGCAACAGTGCTTCCAAGTCCAACTCTAATCTCTTGTGAGAAGAATTCAAGAGGTTGTGGTCTGAGTCTTGCATATTCAAATTTACCAATTCCCAGTTCTGGGTTGTAAAGTTTAAGTGTTCCAGGGCCAGGAACAAATGCACACTTGTAAAGAGTAAACTTAAGATCTTCAAACTGACTTGGATCCCAAGTTGAACCGTTTTGAGATTTGAACAACGAACCCATATAAGGTTGTTGTGAAACAATGATTCTCTCACTCTCTGGCAGATTTGCACTTGAGAGATCTTCTTCTCCCATTCTAGAGATGAACACCCTATAATTATTTGATGCGGAGAGTAATACTACTGCATATTCCTTCTTACCTTCCAGATAAACTGGAGATGAGAATACGAACCTAGTAGGAACACTTCCATCTGCAGACACTTTTACTTGACTTGGTTCATAGACAACTTCACCAAAACCCAAAATTGTATTGGTTGGTAAACCAGTCTGCATTGTTCTAATCTGCAGAGTGACTGGAATACTTTCATCCTTTGTCTGGAAGAAAATATCACAACCTGTAATAAAGACACCATTGTCTTCAACAACTTCAAACGACTCTGCAAGTGGGTCATACCACTGGTTTTGTGCAGTAGTTCTCTCTTCAAACGCTACAGTTTGAACGTTTCTTGTGAGAGTTTGGTTAGTTGTTGTACTATCACTTAAGGTTTCTCTTTGAATCTCAGCGTTTCTAATACCTACAACGTCATCTTGGAATGTATCCAGAGTGCCTTGTGCACGGAAAGATGTTTCTGCAGTAGATGGATTATCAACTGGACTCAGAGAGTTAACAGGGCTACTTGTAATTCTGAATGTCTTTACACCAGTAGTAAATTGTGGAACTGATGGGAATGTAGAGTCTGGAATGAACAGAGAACCAATTAAGGATCCTTTCTCATCACTGATGAGTCTCAGGTCAGTTACAGTGGCTTCTGCACCACTAGTTTGACCAACCAGTCTCATATTTTTAGCAGCATAACCAGTGTACGTACCAAGGACTTCTTGTTGTAATGATGCAGTATCAACGTTAAGTACAGTACTTGTTGCAGAATAAACAGAACTCAGACCAACAGTATCGGAGTAAGGGTTGACGTTATAAACAATTGTTGGTGAGTCATATGCACCACTCTTATGGTTTTGTTGTGCAACACGGAACGTAATTGATGGACCAGTGCCTCCAGCAAAAGCTGTATTAGGAATAAATCCACGAACAGTTTCACCA